AACATCTCCTGCTCCTTGTAATTGAAAAGGTAGGTTAGGTTTAGGGACTGCATAACCTGTTCCAACTTGACCTTCTAAACCAGTAGGACGTATCATTGAACTAATATCTGATTCAAGACCTGAATATGGAATAGTTGTGTTTCCTATTCCTTCTTTTGCAAGATTAGCTGTTATATTTGTTGCACCATCTGTTGTTAATGTTTGTCCAGTTTTTAAAGCAGTATCAGCTCCTGGAACACCTGAAGGAGTATAATTAAAATATCCACCTGCTCCAGCTAGTAAAGCTTCCATTGGATTTATTTTTCCACCACCTATTGCTTGTATTCCTAAGTTAACAGCAGCACTTTGTAACGCCGCTCCAAAAGCAGTTCCCGCTCCTGGTAAAAGCATGTTAGCACCAATCGTTAACGCAATTCTTCCTATTGGAGATTTAGCAACTGACTTAACTGCTTTAGCAACTGACTTAACTACTTTACCTACGCTCTTAACAATTTTTCCAACAAAGTATCCTTGTCTTGGATATAGTCCTGCAATACCACCTCCTGCCATTTCTTGAACTTGTTCTTGTTGTTCCAATTGATTTGCAAATGCTTCAACAGCAGGTTCACCACCTTGAGCAAATATTTGTAAAATTTGAGCTGCTAATTTTAAAGCTGTCTCAGGATCAACACCTTGTTCTATTAATAATTGTATAATTGTTTCTAATGCTTGTTGCTCGTTCATTTGTGACATACCCATTTCACCACCCATTTGTGGTTGCATCATAGCTTCACCACCCATCTGATATCCTAGTCGCGCGATGCCACCCATATTCATTGTTAAAGGTGTTTGTCCATAATTTAACATTGGACTAGAAGGCATACTTTGCATTGGAGAAAAAGAAGGATTACCCATTGGCGGAACTTGTAAAGGTTGACCAAAATTCATAGGCATTGATTCAATACCACCACCCATTTGATAACCGATTCTTCCACCGTTAGATGCCATTTGCATCATGCTTTGTGGTTGCATACTTTGACTGTAAGAATTTAAAGCATTGCTTAAAACAGATCTTGCTTCTTGTGGATCCATACCTAGATTATTTGTATAGAAGCTTTCTGCTTCTTGGATAGGACCACCCATTTGATATAATTGTCTATTCATTTGTGCTCGCGCTATTGTCATATTAGTAAGTTATTATAGGCAGGCACAAAGTCCTGAAAACGTATACTTTACTTGTTTTTATTAGTATCGTCAACGGTTTTAACGAATTCTAAATTATCTACTAATCTTCCACTATATTGGTATTCACCAACGTGAGTTATAATATCATCTACATAACAATAACATTTTCCACCTATTTTAGTCCACTTTTTACAAAAACCAAAGTCTTCACCATAATACTTTTTAGTTTCTAATTCATGTATAGTGTCAAAGAAATTATACATATATGGATTAGCTTTAGCTTCTCCATTTATAATCGTTGCTTGATCTATAAAATCACCAGGATAAGCTTTAATCATCTTATCAAATACTTGTCTTTTAATTAACATACATCCCGTGGGCGCGTGCGAGACTTCCATAACACCATCAGTAATTGTAATTTCTTTGCTGTCAGGCTTTACTATATTGTCCATTTTTATTGGATAGATAAATCCAGCTCTCATTAATTCATCTTTAGTTTTAATTTTACCTTGTTGTAATCTTTCCCATATCTGTTCCCAATGTATATGTTTCATTGGATAAGGTGCTGCTATTACTTCTTTATCAAACTTTAACATTTTTAATATTGTTTCAAATTTAAACTCAATGTCAGAGTCTATAAATAAAAGATGAGTACATTGAATAGGATCTTCTAAAAATTTAGCTACGCATAAATTTCTACCTTGTGTAACTAAAGATGATTTAAGAAGTGAGAAAGATACTAAAATATTATTCATCATACAATGTTGTTGAAACTTTAATAATGCTTGCGTGTAATGAATAGAACATTCACTATGAACTGGTGTTGCTACAAATATTTTATATTTGGGTTCAGATATATCAACAACTCTACCTGTTTCTGTTTTTTTAAACCAGATTGGTTTACTTGCGTCTTGCATCTATTGCTCCTTGTAAGAATCTATTCCATACACCTGTTCTAAGATCCCATGAATAAAATCTGTTTGTATAATCTATTTGAAATTTTAAATGATCCTCGACGCTCGTCTCGTGTAGCTGGTCGGCCGCTGCATCAATAACTGAAGCAAAAGTTGTTGCAAGTTTATTAAATTCTTTTTCATAAGGAACGTAAACTGCAAACTCGGCACAAGTTTCAAATAGTGCACCAAAGTCAGTTGTAATACAATACAATCCTGCGGCCATAGCTTCTATTGCTGTAACACAAGATGTCTCTTCCCAAATATTAGGATAAGCAAACATATGATAATTTTTTAAATTTTCTTTTATAAATTCATTGGGTTTGTAGCCAACATAGGTTACATTAGGAAGTTGTGTGGCTTGATCGTATAAACTTTTAAATTGATTATCATTTGCTTCTTTAAATTTATCTCCATAAATTTGTGTTGAAGAATATACATCTAAATGAATTAATGGATTTTTAACAAGTTGCATTGCAGCTAATAATACATTTAAACCTCGCCATGGTGTTGAAGTGTAGATTAGTTTAATAGGATCACCTTTTTTATATTTTAAATTTCTAGGTTCAATCTTATCTATTGCATTTTTAATTACTAAAGATCTGTGTGTTGGTATATTAAACATCATTCTAAATTTTTCATAACTCCAATGAGAGTTGAATACATACCAATCATATTTATTGTGATTGTTTTTATCTTTAAACCACGGCACTAAATTGCCTTGATCATATGAATTATGTTGCCAGAGTATGTTTACTTTAGTTGGATGTAGAGGTATTTTCTCAGGTATGGAAGCAGTTATTTGAACTTGTTCTAGTAACTTTTTATCTACATGTCTTTCTAAGAGCTCCATTTGTAGCTCTGTTCCACCTCTTGGATTCATTTTTGGCTCATAACTTTCTGCAATAATTCTAAACCTTTATTTGAAATAGTAACTGATAAATCTTTTTGTAAATCTTCAATTGTGTTTTCTTTTAAAAAATCTTCCATAGTATTGTATGTCTTTCCAGTTTTTTTACTTCTTATTATTTCTACTGTCTTACATTCTATCTTGGGTAAATTATCCATTTTCTCCAGTCCTACTTAACAAAGCATAAGAGATTTGTCCAGAGATAGCATTTGCTGTATCTGCTTGAACTAATAAACTATCTCCTTCTTCTAATACAAGTGCATTGTGTACAGCATTATCATGAGAATTCGCTGCAACTTTACTATGGTAAAATTTATAAGTAGTTGAGGTAGAAAAATCATGAAAAGAATAATCAACATCTTTTGTACCACTAGTATCATTAGTAACTGATATTTCTTTTATAATAGCAACGGTAGAAGTGCTAATAGTTAACACTGTTGTTAAATTAGTTGTAGTTAAATCATAACCTTGATTTTTATAATTGATAGCCATTATTCCGTAGGTCCACTAAATATAAACCAATTAAATGCTTCCATCTCATCTTTTAAATCTTTTTGAAAAGAAAAGTTTAATTGATCTTTAATTGTATTAATTGATTCAAGTATTTGTCTTTGATTAGAAACATCATACTCAGGTGATGGTTCTGGTATATATGCAGTTATCTTTGCCATTATCTTCTTCCTCCTGCTTCAATATCTAATCTTAAAGTTCCGTATCTCCAAGATTGATCTATTGCATCGTTTTCAATTTTTAAACTCACTTGTCTTCCTCGCACGCGCGTATCTACTTTATCAGTAGATGATGTAATAGTAAAGGGACCAGTAATAGTTGGTGGTGTTGTAGAAGGTGTTGAACTAGCATCTGCAGGATAATCTCTAAAGAATAAAGTTATTTTTGCATTACCTTCTAAGTTTTTAAAGTCCGGTATAAATCTTTTAACACGCATAATTAATTGACCATCTCCACCTAAACCTTGTTCAGATATATCATAGTCTCCAGATCTAATAAAAGCAGCAATAGTTGTTTTATTACCAGCTGAATCTACTTCATTAAATCCACTTTCTTGTTCCCAATACTTAGTAGAACCTGGCGTAGATGTTACACCATTAATAGTTGGAAATGTAGGTGCAACACCTACGATATATTGAGTTGCATAAGGTAAATCAAAAGTATCAGAGTCTTGATAAGTTGTTCTAGCTAAAGATCCGGTAACCCATGTATTTTCTAAATAGTTATATACAACGTTTCTATCTATTTGTGTTTGCCCTGACTTTGCATAAAACCAACCTACTTCATTATATAATGAATTAGTAAATGCATAAACAATTTCACCAGCATTATAATTAATTCCTAAATTGTCTGTACCAATATCTGTAAATACAAAGTCTTCTACAAGTGATGGTAATTGTTTTACTGTTCCATCATATACAAAGAATCCACCAGAATTACCCATCCAAAATACAGCGCCCTGTGCAAATGCCATTGCATGTTGACCAATACATCCGCAATTTGTACCAACCTGTCTAACAGAGAATGTAAATGGAGGACCAACAAATTGAATAACGTATGCAGCTTGATCCGTTAATACAAAGATATAATCTTTACCTTGTATAGCCCCTCGAATCTCGTTACCTGTATCTAGTCTAAATGTTCCTGCAGTATTCGTTACTGTTGGTGCCCAAGTATTAATGTCTTCTTGATTTGAAAATCTTATAAACATTGGATCTTGAGATGTTGTATCTCCAATAGTTGTTTCAGTACCGATTGCAAATAAATGTCTATCTCTATCTGATATAATTGTCATAACAGATGCTGTTGGAGCGTTTGCAACAACTGTAGCTCTTGTTGCAAGAGCAGTTGATCCTACAGGACTCCAAGTAAATATTTTACCATTCTTAACTGTAGCAACGAGTATCTGGCCAAAGTTATCAAGTGACCAGGAGGCAGCGGCTAATGTTGTTGTAGTTGTATTTGATTGTAATCCCCAACCAACCCAACTTGAAGCATCAGTTACAATTGCATTATCTAAATGTGATGCTGCAGTTGTACCATTGGCACCTCTTCCACAACCTGTAAAAGTTGTCCCAGTTAAACCTGTATAAGTAATTAATTCAGAATCAATATCTATTGTACCGGTTGCTGGAAATCCTGTTGTTGAATCAACTGTAATTGTTGCAGCTGAATTATTTAATGCTCCATTTAATTGATTTGTAAGTGAGGTTGGAATTGATCCTCCCCAATAACCTGTTCCAAATCCAAAAGCTGGAGTTTGAAATATTGGTCCTATAAAAATATAAGGAGTTGTAGTAATAGTTCCCCCTGCTGTAACTCCTGTTCCAGTTTCTGTAACTGGCATGGTAACTGTAAAAGTAGCTGATGTTGGAATTGATAAAACTTCAAATGTATTAGTTGTAAAATTTGCAGATGTAAAACTTGTAGTAGGGCCTCCAGGTGTTGTTACAGATGTAAATATAATGTAATCTCCAACTTCTAATCCGTGTGCTACTTTATTAATAGTAACTGTTGCAGAACTTGTCGTTGAAGTATAGGTGCAAGACGTAAGAGCTGTACCAAGCGGTGTAATATCATAAAATACATTCTCGTAATAAATAACTAATAATTTAGAAGTACCAATCGCGGCATATTTTTTACCATCTAATGCAGTCCAAGTATGTTGATCTCGAGCGGGACCTGCCAATGTTGAAGATAATAACTGTTCAAATCCACCTATTTTTTCTGGTTCTCCGTATCTAAATCTTACAAAATCACCATCAATCCATTGCCCTTCGGCTCCGGTTGCAGTCTGTTGTTTATTGAATCCAGGTTTAAACTGTATTTTTTGTAATGGCATAAAGTAGCATTATACATGATTATTTTATAAAAGCCAGAAAGCTTATATATCAGATACTTAACTATTTAATATACCCTTTAAAACCAGTGTTTTATTATTATTTGAATTGTTTTCCAGTTATCCAAGTAACTAATGAATTTCTTGTCCCTTTAGTTACAGGCATAACTTCATGTAATACATAAGAAGGAAATAATATTAATGTTCCTTGTGTTTTATCCATAATATTAGCTTTATCATCATCTCCATCATATAATTTAAGTTCACCACCTTCATATTCATCAGGGTTTGTAAGTTGTATAGATATTGATAATTTTCTAACTGGTATATTCATAGATCTATCAACGTGTTTACCATACTTACCAGATGGTGCTTCATAATTGGTAAATTGAAATCCTTCATTTAATCCGAATAAATCAAACTTAAAAAATCTTTCATTAAGATTTAAAGTTATATCCGTTACTCTACGAAATACCCAATCTATTTTATCTACTGGGTATAACCAAGATATTTTAGAATCTCTTACATCAGATTCTCCTTTAGTTGTTCCTTTTATTAAACCTTTATTTTTTGCAATATTGATTATTGTTTGACATTCTTCTTTTGAAAATGCGTTATTCCAAAATGCGTAAAGATTAACTTGATCTACTTCAAAATTCCAAGATGAATTTTCAAATTTAGGTTCTTCTTTTTTTAATTTTATTATTTCTGACATTCTTTCTATTTTATATATAAATATATCTTATTTGTAAATACTATACTTCTACTATATCCCAAGTCAATGTTGATTCATTCCAAGTATATCTATTGTCATTTATTGGCATAGCAACTGGTGCTTCCCAGCGACAAGTATCTTCGTTTAATATCCAAGAATTAAAAGGTTTAGGTGCTATAAAAGCATCTCTTTGTTGATCGTATTGATAACCAACTCCTGCGTAATTTTTTCTAAAAGTTCTATTGTATGAAGTTTGTTTCCAAACATCTCTTGTATTGTAAAGTTTATTTATAAAATCTGAACCAAGTTTTTCTTGTTCAACTCCATTACTATCTGTAATTACAGAATTATTAATTGATATAACTTTTTCAATTATATTTCCTGTTCCTAATTTTGCAAAATAAGCCATAATTTATCCTGTTATAGTTCCTGAATCATTAAATACTATAACCTTATCAGAACCATCTGTTGTAACTGTAGGCGAACCTGTAGTAGTTCCTGAATAATCAGCAGTAGGAATACGAAGTATTACAACTCCTTTACCACCTGCACCACCACCACTTTGTCCACCTCCTCCTCCACCACTTCCAGTATTAGCAGGTGCTGCTGACCCACTTCCAGTATATGAAGAACCAGCACCACCACTCCCAGAACCCCCAGCACCTCCAGAACCAGTATACGAACCACCTCCACCGCCTCCTGCTCTTGTTACTGAAGGACCAGTTATTGAAGAAGCTAAACCACTTCCTCCTACTCCACCATTACCATTAGCATTACCACCAACAGAACCTGCTGTATTAGCACCTCCTCCTCCACCTCCAGCACTTAAATTGTCTCCATCAAAACCTCCAGCTCCACCATTTCTACCTTGATTTGCTGTTCCTGAACCAGCAGTACCTCCTGCACTAGTACCAGCACCTCCTCCTCCACCTGAACCTCCTGCATTACCAGAACTTGCAGTTCCACCACCAAAACCTCCACCTCCTCCTCCAGTAGAAGTTATGGTTGAAATATTTGAACCTGAAATTGATGAATTAACACCATCACCTCCTCTATTATTACCAACACTAGCACCACCTGCACCACCTGCACCAACTGTAACTGTATAAACAGTTCCTACATTAAATGTTAACTTTGCTTCAGCACTTCCACCACCACCAGAAGTTCCTGTAGAAGTTCTATATCCTCCAGCACCTCCACCTCCAGCACCTGTTTGACCAGATGGAGTACTTCCTCCACCTCCTCCACCAGCTATTACTAAAAAATCTACTGAATAAGGTTCTGGTCCTAAAGCATCTGTTCCTTCATTAATTCCTGATGTTGCAAGCCATCCTTGTGTTGCATCTATAAAAGTTAAAATTACACCTTCTCTTTCGCCATTCAATGCTAAATTGTCTGTTGCACCTTCTATTTTATTTCCATTTGGATTAATTATAATTGGATTTATATCTGCTGTACCTGCGTAATCTACTAATTGAACTTGAGCTCCTGCGGTAGGTGTTCCTGAAGGTAAAGTTACTGTACAAGCAGCTGAAGTTGTATTTATAAAATATGCTCTACCTGCTACAACAGTTATAGTACTTGTTGTAACAACTGATTGCCATGCAAGACCAGCGTCTGCAAAACTTAAAACTCCTGAACCATTTGTAACTAATGCTTGATTAGCTGAACCATCAGCAGTGGGTAAAGTAAAAGTTAAATTTGATGCAACTGTTGTTCCAGCTTTAAGTGCAACATATTGACCTCCTGTTGAATCTTCAAATCTTAATTCATTTTGATTTGGTAAATTTATTTGCTCAAAACTAGATGCAGAAAAATTAGCGTTAACATCTACAATATTTGTACCATCTGCAAAAAGTATTTTAATACCTTTATCAGTTGTTGAAAAAGTTGTTCCTGTTCCGCCTGCTTGTTTAAATTCTACTGTAAATGCACCAACCGTACCATTAGATACAATATATGTTTTTTCAATACCCGTTGGAATTGTTACAACTTGATTTCCTGTAATTGTTCCTGTTAATTTTATAACTGCGTTTCTTGCATTAGATAATGTTGCATCTGTCATTACTAAAGTTGTGGTCTGAGCTCCACCTGCAATAGATATTGATTCAAAACCAGCAATTGCTTGTTGTACTAAATTTAAATTTGTGTTTGTAATATCACCCCATAGTCCGGCTTTTTCGCCAGTAACCATAAGTTCTAGTTTGAGGTCTGTAGAATAACTTGATGCCATATTAATTCCTATTTTATAATTTTATGCGGCTGTGTCAATCTCTGTCCAAGTTGCAGCAGTCCCGGTATTTATTTCAGTCCAGATTTGATTATTTATACTATTTAACGTAATAGTCAACGAATTTCCTGTTAAATTTACAGTAACATCAGATATTACAGTAACTGAATTTAAAGAAGCTGTTAAATTTTGACCTGTTACATCAACTAAAGTTAATAAATCAAGATTCACTGAATTTAAAGAAACTGTTAAATTTTGACCTGTTACAACAGCATCGGGCTCTGGATCTACACTTCTTAAAGTGGTTGTTAAATTTTGACCTGTAACATTACCAAAACCATCGGCTGAAATAATAACACTTACATTGTTTAAACTTAAAGTTAAATTTTGCCCTGTTATTGTAGGTATTGTATTAGCATCGGCTATAACAGAATTTAGAGAAGAAGTTAAATTTTGACCTGTAATATCTACTGTTGAATTACCTAAAACTATAACAGAATTTAAATTAGCTGTTAAATTTTGCCCTGTAACATTAACATCTGTAGTAATAAGAGCTGTAACAGAATTTAAATTAACTGTTAAATTTTGTCCTGTAACATTAACATCTGTAGTAATAAGAGCTGTAACAGAATTTAAATTAGCTGTTAAATTTTGTCCTGTTAAATCTACGTTAGCATTTGCTAAAACTATAACAGAATTTAAATTGGTTGTTAAATTTTGCCCTGTTAAATCTACGTTAGCATTTGCTAACACTATAACAGAATTTAAATTGGTTGTTAAATTTTGACCTGTAACATCAACACTAATATCACTTTGATTACCCCATGCTCCAATATTCCAACCAAGTGCTCCCCAAGTATTATTCGTAACATCCATGGAATTACCCATACCTGAACCGTGAACATTACAAATGTAATAAAAATCTTCTGTTTGAGCTACTGTGATTTCTATGTATCTAACTGTAGCTGCATTAAATAAAGATGTGTTAGTGTAATTAGCTTGATTAGATGCACCATCTAAATAATAACTTACACCGCTTGATATAATTCCAGCATTACTAGTTGTAGTAGATAAGATTAATGGATGACCATTATTATTAGCAGCGTTTTGATTAAATCTAAAAGTTCCGCCTGTTACAACTGGAACGATGGGTTTTTGAACACCATCAATATAATAACCACCACCTGTACCTGCAGGGACTGTGACTATAAATTCAACCATAATAGGTTACTCCTATTATGAGATTGTTAGTATAGCTGCTGATGTTGTTGCTGCTGGAAATTGAACTGTAAATGTTCCTGCTGTTGCTGTTTTATCTCCACCGAAATCTAATACTGCCACTGCTTTATTAGAAGAGGATGTGTTATAAATTAAAGCTCCTGCTGCAGTTAAAGTAACTCCAGTAAAAGATATATCTGCAAAATCTATAAATGCTACACCACTTGAAACAACTGGTGATATATTTACTAAAACTCCACCACCCGTTACGTACTGACCCGTGTTTGCAACTTCTGCTGTAGTTGAAAAAGAAGTTGTTGCCGAACTCATTACTGAAGCAGATGTGTATAATGCTAATTTAAAAACGTTTCCTGTAGTCGCTGTAAAGTTATGTGTTCCAGTTAGAAGTTCTCCTCTAAAAGAATTTGGTATTGCTTGTGTTATTGCCATAATATTTTCCTATCCTTGTTTTTGAATCTGAGGTGAACCTTCTTGATATTCATCTCGTCTTCTTCTTCCCATTTGTTCAATAGAGAATCCTTGTAGCACACTTTGATACTTTTGTTCATAAAATTGTATCATATCTGCCGGACCCTTTAAAAACCCGTATGCCTCAACAAGGCATGCATACAATAAACCAGTGGGAAACTGATTACTTAAATATGTTGTCGTATTATTAGCAGATAATCCTGCTGGCTTCAAGATATAATTTAATTGCATGGTATATGTCAAGTTTGGAATAGGGGCTAATACTAGTTGTCCTGCATCCCAATAGCTAAAATACTTAGGTAATCCTTGTGCATTAGTACTATTATATTCATTAATAAACCCAGTATCTCTATATTCTACCACAGCATTAGGGCCAGTATATACAGCACTTGGAATAATTTGAGCTTCTCTTATAATTAATAGTTGATCAGGTGATATAGGAACACTTACATAAGGTTGACCTGCAATAATAGTTGCAGTTGCATATTCTCTATTATTATCAGAATCTACTTCTCTTAAAATTCTATATTCGGCATCTAATATAAATCCATTAACAATTGTTGATGTAAATACATTTGCATCTACCTCAGTGTAATCTCTAATTTTTTGTACTAATTCTGCGTATGTCATATTAAGCTTGTAAAGTTACTGGACCTGCGGAACATTGTGCTCCACCACCAGAAACGTCTCCATTTGTTGCTGTACTTGTACTTAAAAAATAAAAATAATTTAACGTATCACCTACAATACCAGATGAATTTATTTTTCCAACTACAATAGAAAATCCATTTGCATTTGAAATATCTGTAACATTATCAAAGGAAGGAACATCTTCAAATGAGGTCTCGCGCGTGGGCGTACCCGCGACCAATACTTCAGGGGGTCCTCTAAATCTTACAATATTACCTGTAGATCTACCGTGATCTTCTGAATAAACATTTACATAGGTACTACCTGCATATTTAGTAGTTATAAATGGATCAGGTGTAAGTTCAATTATAACAGGTGGTTCAACTCTATCAGGATGTGCATATTGTAAACCTTGTGGATCTGCAACTGCAGGTTTTGGATCAAGCTGTGGTTGTTTAGCTTCATATTCAGAAGTATGTACCCATGAACCATTCCACTCTTGTACCATTTCTTGATATGGAAATCTCTGACCTGATCGGTCAGAAATCATGTAAGCATATTTTCCTCTAGATAAATTTCCCATTATGCTCCTGGATAGTAAAGTTTAGGTGTTATAAATGAACTTGAAGAAGAGCCATCGCTATCTAATGCTCTTAATAATTCATCCTCATATAATAATTTCATTTCTTGTGTTCTTTGTGGAGCAAACTTAAGTGCTAAATAATAAGATAGTCCCGCGCACATGCACGGAACAAATCGGTATGGAACATCTGTTATATTTGTATAAGCTCCAACATCTTGAATTCTTTTTGCATAATAATAAAACATTACATTATTAACTTCACTAGAACCTGGTGTTAAATATAAAGTGATTGTAATTCTATCTATAAGTCTTTGTACATAATATTGAGTCGGAGTTCCTTGTGAAAATTTAGAAGATAAAGCGCTGTAACCAGATCTGCTAATTTTTGTAAGTGGAAAATCTACAACAGGACTTTGATTCGTTTGCCTGTAGCTCGATTCTAGAATATCGTCAGCACCATATGTAATAGAATCATTATCAAATACTTGTGTATTATCAGTATGAGTTGCAGCTGTTGTGCTATTAGCACCTCGTGTACAGCCTGTTATTGTATTATTAGATGTATTGGTGCCTGTATAAGTAATTTGTTCTGAATCAATTAATAGTGTTCCAGATGTTGGAAATTGAGTAACTGAATCTAATGTAATTGTTGTAGCATTAATAGTAAGTGCACCATTTAATAAGCTAAAAGTTGCATCTGAAGTACCGTCTCCTGAAGATCTATAAATTGTATAAACAGATTGTCCCTCTACCATTGAAATAGAGTTTTGTGCTACTTCCCAATAATGTAAACCCCTGTTGCTCCACTCTTGAAACATAATGTTCAGCGAGCGACGAGCTGCTTTCATCTGATTACCGGTATTATTAATAAGACCAAGTCTTTCAAATGACTCTTCTATAATATCGTCAATAAAAAAAGTTTTTTCAAAAACTGTAGTTCCTGATGAAGCCATATTAGACTCCTACTTATCTATAAATAACGTAATCGTTAAAGCACTAGTGTTAGAAGCTATTCCGATACCATCAACTATTTCTGTTCCATTTCGTCCTGCGTATAGAACACCATCTTCTGGTAAATTTAAAGTTTCACTTGAACCTGCTCCAACAGAAATTGGAATATACACTTGTGTATTAGTAGAAGTGCTAACAGTTGTAGTATTTGCTAAACCATTAATAACTGCAGTTCCTGAACTTCCAGTTGACTGAGCTAAAAAACCTCTGAGTCTTGTTGGCCCAGTAAATAAAACAACAGTGCTAACGTTACTAGCTATTACGACTGGTTTTACATCTGATTTCATATTTTTTCTCCTTATATTAAGGAGCCCTTTCGAGCTCCTTAAAAATTAATTATTATACCGCAGCACTAAATGGAGTAGCTGGTGTACCTGTACATCCAGTATCAACATCAACTTTCCATTGAGTAGAACTAATAGCTGTGCAAGTTATTTTAG